GTATTCTAGTTTTTAAGACTTGATAGGATGTATTCCATCTCAAAATCTCCGCTCTTTGTAATGATGCATCCAACTCCCAACTTGGAATTGATCTTAAATATGTTTCCAGTCTTGGATACCTTAGATAACAGCTTGAGATTGTCGATCTTAAGAATGAATGATTCCAATTCAAAATCCACTTCATCTCCCACAATACTCAGAGTATCGCTATTGGGAACCGTCTCATCCCCCAGCTTCCACACCAACGAATCATTCTCAGTGAAGAGATAGAGCTTGTTGGTGTTTGTGATGGATGATTTCTGAAGAACGCTGGAAAGGAACTCAAAATCCAAATCAAATTGAAGATTGTATTCAAAATTACGAATCTTTTCCAGAGACAGCTTTGGTTTGGTGATCACACCATCCTCATGGAGATGATACTTAAACTTCAGGGACTTGTCTTTGTATTCCAGATGATTATTATTAAGCTTCAGCTTGATGTCATCGGAAGAAATCATATCCAAAGCTTTGGAAAGCTTCTTCAAAGACGGTAGATTAAGATTCTTATTCTCATACTCCCCTGAAAGGTAAGCATGAGCAAACATGGAATTATCCTCACTAGAGGCAATCCCATGAATACCATCGTCTCTTAATTCTAGAACACAGGTGTCATGGATTTGGCCGAGGCTTTGGAGTAAGAACTGGAACTCTTTCTTTTTCAGGTTTAGCTGCATATTGCTTTTCTATCAGGCTATTTTGTTTTGTCAACTTTACGGAAATTTCTTTTAGCAAATTGATGACGATATCCATCTTGGATGGCTCCAGATTCATTTCCAACTGTCCATCATCCACTTTTTGTGGCATCGTGTCATATTGGGGAACTTCTGGGGGAGGTGGGGGTGGATAATATTGTGGTGGTGGTAGAATATTGACTACCGTTGGTGTTTGTTGTTGAAACCGCTCCCGTTTCTGTTGCTCTTGATATTCAGCAATACCCCTTTTGAGGGTGTTGGTATTAGTAGCCAATGTTGTTGGATTGTTGATCATCAACGAATCAATGGCGGCACTCTCCCCAAGTAGAGCAGCCATTGTTTTATATTCTTCTGGAATGTTTGGATTCATATATTTAAAAAGTAAACCCCCCCCACCGACTTGATGGGGAGGGAATTGGGTTAGTCGTCCAGCCCTGCAAGGAGTTCGTCAATATCGTCGTCCTCTTGCTTCACAACTTTATTGGTTTTTACCGCTGGTTTCTTTTCTTTATGAGTCATTGGAATCTCATCATCATCATCTTCAACCACTTCTTTCTTGGCTTGTTTCAGAGTCTTTCGCTCTTCCTTTTCTTCACCAACGAAGAAGTGTTCATTGAGAACTTCCTGAAGCTCATCATAAGTCTTCACGGAATACACCGCTTCCAGATCATGAATCTCCGAACAAATCTTTTCAATATCATCCTCATCTAGAACAGTCTTGGATTTGGTGGTGATTAAAGAGGATTCAAATGTAGTGTATTCCCCTTTCTTCTCAGCCACGATCTTGAAATCATGTCCATTGGTTGGGTCAAATATATCCCATCCAAGTTCATCGGAACGCTCCCCTTCAGTTGCTTCATCAATAATCTTCTTGAGTTGTGGTCCCATGCGAAGAATCTTGACCGTGCCATTATTTTCCGGCTTGGCAGGATCGTTGATCACATAGACATTGACCAACCATTGCTCCTTTTGAGAGATTTCCGCCTTGTATTCCTTATTCTCAAGCTTGGGATTTGCTTCCTTCCAGCTTTTGTATAGCTTCCAACGAAGCTCAGAGATTGGATCACGATCTCCCATGGTTTGAAGACCAAGAAAGCTCGTGTATTTACCAGTCGCCTTACTATTGAATCCATGCACCCAATGATGAAATAGACTCTTCTCAGGATCTTCCACATTGGGAATAAGCCTAAGCGTGTAGGTATTCCCTGCTGGAAAACTCATGATATTGGAGAATTGACCCCCCGATGAATCACTGTTCTTGTTTAATGCCGCTTTGATCGAATCGAACATAGCTGCGCCGAATTTGCTTTTTGTTTTTGTGTTGCTCATATTGTTTTATTTTATTTGTTGATTTATCTTTTCAGTTGCTTGTTTAGAGAATTCCTTCATTTTCTTACTCAGGTGAAATTTGTTTTTTGTCTTTTGAAACGTTATCCAAAAATCTGAGAATATAAAATCCAGAATCCGGTTCTCCACCTCGATTTTTGAGATACCCAAAGAATGCAACGCATACATATTAATGTGATGGTTCTTTAGATGATCAATCATGCAAGGAAGATTACTCTCAATATATAAGGGATATTTGTCCAAAGTCAACCCCTTTTCTTTACAAAAGTTCTTAATAAATTTAAGGCTATCAACCAATCTCTTGAGAGAGCTTTCGGAATCAGGATCATCCATCTCAATCTTCTTCATATATTGGGAATATGCCTTCTTTGCCTTGGAAGTCAAGAAGAATTCCAGATCGAAATAATCATCATCTTCGAAAATCCTATAAGGAGCAGAGAAATAATCATCGATTTTTATATTATTATAACTATTGAAGAACCTTTCCAGAGAAGCGAGATAATCCAATTTGGATTGATCCATATCGGAGAAATCCTTTCTAATTCGAAATGGTTTATCTCTCATTTTACGGGAGATAGCCAGATGGGAGTTGTAGATTCTTTTTTGGAAGTCAGTCATATATATTTTAATTTAGCACATCCAAATTTATCTATTTCAATGTAAGAACACACCTCATCACAAAAAGAACCACTATTAATATAGGTCATATCATTTTCAACATAAATTTCAGGATAGTGTGTATGACCAGCCAATACGTAATCAAACCCTGAATGTTTTTTCAACATTTTTGTTCTGACATTTTCTTTAGCTTCAATCAAAGATTTACTCCACCCTTTAATTTTTCTAGAAAGATTCTTTATTTTATCCAATTTCTGAATGTGATAATACATGCCAGTGAAAATCCATGTCACAAATGGTCGGTGATTAATCCAAAAATCGTGTTTATCTCCGTGTTCAACATAAAATTTCTTTCCATTCACCTCAAAGGAATAATTATCAACAAAATACATTCCAGTAATAGCACTTAAAAATTCAACATCAGGATCGTGATTACCTTTAACCAAAATTACTTTATGTGTTTTTGTTAATTTTCTAATTTTAGATAATATTTTCCAATCTTCTTTCTGGTAACGTCTAAAATTATCACTATCGAAAAGATCACCATTTATAATCAAATTTTCAAAATTCTTTTTGAGAATTTCCAACACCTTTTCCCGTTGTGAAACGGGTGTTCCCAAGTGAATATCACTGATAACTACGGTGTTTATTATTTCCGCTTCTTCTTCTGTCAACCGTTTATCCATTTTGTAACATATTTGCTGTGCAATATAGTATGATCGAGTGATTCTATATATCTACGCCTTTTTTGGATGTTTTACGCTTATCTCCATGTATATATTTGGCATTGCGAGTCCATTTTGTGACATACTTCGATTTGCAAATCGATTGATCTTGTTCTAGAAACACTTTAACCAATTCCTGATCAGAGTCAAGTGACAAGATAGTTTTCAGGATCGTTTTCAGCTTCTCCTCTTGAAGAGTAGTTACAAAAACGTTCTGGATGGACAATTTTTTACCTTTGATATGGTTCACGAAGGAACAGTAGCACAAGAAAAGATGATCACTTTCTCGATTAATTATGTTTTTAGAAGGATCATTCATGATTAAAATGTATTGATGGAATATACCATTCGTTTGGTAACGTGTTCATATATTTTCCATAAGTGTTTCACTAAATTTTAAAAATTCCTTGGTGATCTTTCCACCTGATGCCCATTTGCCGCCACCACCGTCACACAGATTAGCAGCCATTTTAGCAATGTCAACATCCGAACCCTTGTATTTTCTAAAAGAAACGAATTTTGTATCAGGATTCATCACGATCACAGCGTCTACTTCGTAATTTTTCATAATGGAATGAGATAATTCATTCACGGAGAACTTAGAAATCGTGGAAATAACCTTAAATCCTTCCAATTCTCCTGTAAATAGCCGAATTTGATCCAATTCTTTTTCTAATTCCTTGAAAAAGCTATCCGCAAGCTTAACTTCCGTGGTTGTGAACCCATCAAAGCCATTCCAGAAGCAATTTACAAAATTAATGAATTTATTTACTCCCGATTTACAATAAAGAGCGTTCAAATACTTGGTTTCTTCGTGTTTTAGTTCATAAGAATTATAATCATCGACATAAAGGAAGAATTTCTTCAAATCTTTAGTAAATTCCACTTTTTCTTTGAATTTTTTATAAAGAAGCTTGGTTGTGGATGAACATTCTTCCTGAATCATGGTAGAATCCCACATTTTGAAGTCTTCGGGACGATCAGACACGAATACCACGCGATTATCATCAATCTTTTTGATCAAATCTTGGGTTAATACCATACCAACAATGAAGATTTTATCATAATCTTCTGCATTTTCTTTAGCCCATGGCAGATATTGTTCTTCAAACTTACCAAAAAAACAATGACGATACTCAAAATTTTTAAATATGTTCCCCAAAAGAATTGTTGATCCAATTCCATCCAAATCGCTATTGACCCATGCAAAAATTCGCTGCATGTTATAATTACCAATTTCTATAAAATTGTCAATAGGTGATTCCATATAAGAATCTTAGAATAGGATTGAGAGAAATCAAATAACTCTTGGTTCATTTTTAGATTTAATTACATAGCTACTCATAACCTTGTTATATAAATCAGGTTGAACTTTTTTCAACCTATCAAAACCTATCATAGATTTATTATACATCAAATATGTTCTTATTTTTGAAAATGATTCTTTGCGTTCAACACATTCAGCATCGTAAATATATTTAATATTTCTCTCCAATCTTGTGAATCCTTTATCACCATCCTCATAACCAAAATTTAAATACCACATAATGTTATCAGGATTTTTTGGAGTTGCAGTGGTAAAATACCCAATTTTAAATTTGGTGTTTTCTTTTGGTTCTTGGACTCTGCTTTGTAGGCTATTAAATCCGCGTTGCCCCACTTGTGTCGAACTAGGATTATGTCCAACCGAATATACGGAATATGCATATGCTGGATTGGATGAAAAATAGACTG